TGATACATTACTTCTAAAGTCACCATCACTAATAACTTCTCTTTTCATTGTACCTAAAACTTCTCCATCTAAAACTATAACTCTTACATCATAGTCTGTTTTAACATATTCTTGTAATAATAGTGCTAAATTTTTATCGTATAATTTTAACATCTGTACTGTAGAATATAATGACCTCATACTCTCTTGTATTAACACACCAACCCCTGTTTGTGAACCGATGGACGCCTTGAGTATTACTGGGAATTTATTATTTAATTCTTTCATGACCCTTTCTGTATCATCTGAATATGCAATAGGTACAGTTTTTGGAGTTCTCAATCCTTCTTGTCTACAAAGAATATCTGTTAAATACTTACTAGAACATTTATACCAATTAGCCAATGAAGGAATTGTTACATATCCTTCTAATTCAAACTCATGTATAATATCTGTCCAAGTCTGAATATTTGTCATTCCTTGGGTACCTAATCCTCTGGAAAATAATACTGTATTATCAGGGTGTACTTCAATCGGTTTTTGTTTTGGAACGGCAAGGTCGCCTTTTTCGTTTGGTAAAGTTACAGCATCATCTTCGTTAAAGCCATATGCATGAATAAATGTTTTACCACCTTTTCTCTCTACAAAAGTACCTTGAAAATCAACTCTGTATATTTCTACTCCAGCCTTTTTAGCAGAGCTTTGCATAAGTTTCCAAAGTGTGGCTGTAGAACTATTATCAGATACATCTCTGGACTCATCGTGACTATTTACAAACCATACCAACTTGTAAGGCTTTATTTCTTCGTAAAGATTCTGTGGGTTATATTCTCTAAAATTTTGCATTTCCTTTCCATTCTTGCTCAAACCATATATTACCTTCTTCATCTTGCTCTGGCTGTTGGCCACTGCCATTTTCAATAAATCCAAATGGTAACATATCGTCTTGTATTGCTTTTAATCTTTCTTTATATAGTAGGTTTTTCATATCAATATTAGTTAATGACTCAAATATATCCGTAGATGTAAACCATGCAAACATAACTAAATTCATCATTAAATCATCATGGTTAGGTGCTATGGCCATATAACTGTTTCCTCTTGAAACAAATGTACTCATCTCAACAATTGTTTGTGCGTCTACTATTTTAAGTTTGTCTTGTTCTATTAGGTCTTTTATACCTGAACAACCAATCCTTTTTACTCTTCGGGTCATTGTTGCACCCAAAGCATTAGCTTTAATAGATGACTCCACAAACATATTTTCATACTCTAAATCATAATATAAACCATTACATACCACAGCACCTTGGTCATTACTTTCTATAACCACATATGCTTCATTATAATGTTTTGCATACTTATATATAATATCAGGCATTAGCATGGGAGATATATTATTATCTCTAAATACAGCAACCTGTTCAAAGGGTTTAGTCGATACATCTATAAGTGTAAATGTACTATAATCTTGAGCCCTACCCTTTGCAACATCAACCGTCATCACATATTGATGTTCTTTTTCTGGTTGTTTATATATGAATGTATTCTCATTTATAAACTCTGGTTCTATACTTTTTTGTGCTAATAAAAAGTTAGCACCTATAAGTGTATTACCCCTTCCATGAAATGTATTTCCAAACTCTTGTTCGAATTGTAACTCAGAAGTATTTGCAATAGTTTGCTTCTTCCATGTTTTATTTCGGCCTGGCACATCCCACCAATCTACTCGAAAGGGTTTAAACTCATTTGTTTCTTGCACAGCCCCTTCCCATAATTTATGATATACATTTCCAATACCGTTTGCTGTAGAACAGATTATAATTTTAGTATCTGTACCAGCAGTTACTACAGGATATGTAGATGTATAAAATTGTGCATCGTTTTCAACAAATGCAAACTCATCTAAAAATAATAGGTTAATAGATAAACCACGAATAGAATTACCACTCGTAGCAGAAGCAATTATTCTACTATTATTACTAAATTCTATACTACCTTTATTTAATGCCTTACAACCAGGCTGTAAAAAGAAAGGTAAATTTTCTAAGGCCAAAGTAATTCTGGCCAACATTTCTCTAGCAACAGCTCCTTTGTTAGCAAGGATAGCAATTGTTTTCTCTGGGTGGAAACATGCATACCACAATAAAAATACCACAGAAGAAATAGACTTGCCGCTTTGCCTACATGCAAGAACAATATTAAATCTATTCTCGTTAAAGTGTTTAAACATTTTTCTTTGATATGGATATAATTCAAATGGAACTAATCCTTTATCAAGAGCAATAATCTTTATATACTTTTTAGCGAAATATGCAGGATTTTTCATGCATTTTCTATACTCTAGTATTTCTTCTTTGGTAAATCCGGTTTCGACCCCATCTCTTTTTACATTGGGATTACCAAGATAACCAAATTCATTATTTTTAATTCTCTGCATCTATATAATCTTTATCTTCTTTACCAAGCATTCTTTGTAAATCAGATGTACTACCCACAAAAACATTATTATTTGTAATTTGTTTTTTCTCTTCTTCGGCCTTTTCTTCTTTCTTTAAATCTTTTTTATCTTTTTGAAGCTTCATTAGCTTTTCGGTAGTATCTCCAATATCTTTTATCGCCTTAGATAATACTTCAAATGCTCTCGGATGTTCAGACTCTCTAGCAAGTTCTGCCAAAGTATCTAGTGACCGAGTTCCGGTCTTTATTAACTCTTTATAAGTTTCTCTGGAAAATTCATAATCGTCCTTTATATCTTTATCTTCTATAGGACGACTTTTATGAACCTCAGGCAGGTTTTTTTCTAAGCTTTTTTTAATTTTATCTTTGTTATCCATAATATACTCATTAGCTTGTCTTAGTTATAACACCGCCCATGCCTGGGTGTATTGAACAATAATAATAAAGTGTGGTTGGTGTATTTGCATCTACCACTAAGGTAGTAGATGTATTTGTAGTAGTTACACCTGTCGTGTATTCTGTGCCACCATTGTGTGTACCATCAGATGTTGTTGAAAGTCTCAATGGGTGTGCTGCAGGATATTCCCACACATATGTACCACCCGTAATTACTGTGAAACTTGCTTGTTGTACTCCTTGATAATAATATGCATTACCACTTTCACCATAACCACTTTTAGCTGCTACGGTTAATACATAAGTAGTTTCACCAGATGTTTGTTCGCCCTCAGAACCACCAGCCCCTGCTGTATTACTACTACCTGTATTTACAATAGTAGTTACTACACTATATGAATCACTCGGCCCGGCTGTAGTAGGATTAATTGTTAAATTCATTTCTTCAAGTATTTGTGAACCACCTGTATCATTATTAAAGTCAATATTAATTTCTTTAATGAGACCTTGAGTACCGTCTGAACCATAAAACTTCATTTTCATTATAAAGTCAAGCTGATATATTAGTACCCTTCTTTCGGTCATATCACCTTCGTATTGGTCATCTATATTTACCCCTTGTAAAATAACAGGGACATCTTGTTTATATGTAGTCCAGCCATCTATTGGTCTAATTGTTACTGTATAATCAGGTTGGAAATAAGGAAGTATTTGCTCTACAAGCTGTAAGCCATCATCTTGGTTTTTGGCCAAGATATATAACGACATACCTATATCGTATGAAACCCACTGTTTAATTGCTTTCTTTCTAGTTTTATCAGACGCATGTACTTCATTTATTTGTCTGCGTTTTTGTAATTTTTGTGTAGGGTCCAATGTCAGGCCTGTTATTTCAAAAGCCATTCTTGGTAATTTTAAGGCTACAGAAGCATCGAAACCGGATTCAGTATCTAATCTTGCAAGAAACTTTTGTTTTGGCCCATATGCAAGGGGAACCTTTTGACTGTTTAGTATACCACCTGAACCATCTTTTCTTACAACTTTTAAATTATTAAAAAGTGTACCAAAGACTGCGACTGATTTTCGCATAGTGGCATGATAGAAATGGTCACCAAACATTAGTAAGTCTCCGATGGGTCACCAAATGGATTGGCTTCTGAAAAATCAATAAATCCGTCTGCAAAGGCTTCTATTTCATAGTTCATTGCTGCTTCATCAGTAGCAAAGGATAGACCTGAACTATCGGTAACTTCACTTAGTATTTCAAAAATAAACCCATTGTTACCTGATGTAATACCCTTTAAAGGAACCGTAGTAGATACAAAAAAGCCTTTATCTTCTGTCGAGTTTGTTACACCAATATTAGATATAAATAATCTTTGTTGGGTAGATGATACATCTTCTACATTTGCAACTTCACCTATTGTTGCAACCTCTGCTGTAGTTACATTACCTGAATTATCTTTTACTTCTGCAACATGGATTTGTTTTACATCTTCTCCAGTTTTAAATGGAATGTTTTCTGTAATGTTTACTCTCATAACCTGTTGGTATGAAACAGTATTTATTTCTTCATCTATTTCTTGGACACCTGTATCAAAATCTTCTTCTGAGTATTCAAAGAGAGCACATGATAATTTATATACAGGTAAATCAGATAATTGATAGAATGGTTTATCATCTTCTACAAAAGTAATTTCAAAGAAACTATTTGTCATTGGTAAAAATAATAAATCACCTTCGACCGGTTTGATACCTTCAGCATCTCCAACTCTTTCGTATATACCTACTCTTCGTTCCCAAACTTTTCTGGATATAATAAATTGAGCTTCATCACGAATTTCTACTCCAAACTTAGAGAATAAATCACCAGCACCCTCGAATCCATCTATGTTCTCAATATATGCTTCAATTAAATATGCATCATCAAATTTAGAAGCAGAATCTTCTCCAAGAATATTATCTCTATTTACTAAAGTACGAGGGATATAATAGACATCTTGTCCATATATTTTAAGTGATTCTATTATCAGGTCTTCGTAAAGCTGTTGTTCAGATTTTACGGCCTGAGAAAAATATACATTTCTCGGCATAATATTATCCTGTCATAAAGTCGACTGGCTTTTCCCAATTAAGTCGTGCTTCTTCTTCTAATTTTTCTAATTCTTCCTTTGCGTCATCAAATAGTTGTCGACCGTTAAATTGGACCCCACCAGGCATTTGCATACCTTCAAATTTTATGAGGTTTGTGCCCCATTGTTTTTTAATTAGAGCCGTTGCATATTTTTTAAGATAATAATCATTATATACATCAGTATAAGTATCAGGGTCAACAATTCTGCGACATTCAACTACTAAATAATCATCAACATCTACTTCTTCGTCCCAATCCATAAATACTTCTAACTGATTTTTATGTCTATTAAAATTAATATGTTTTTCATCTGAATCAATTACCAAATCAAGCATTGATAAAAACTGCTGACTCATTACATATTCAGATAATGTACCCATGAAACCTAAAGAATAAATATCATTTAAATGTATTTGATACCTAATATCAAACATATCAGATGATGTAACCGAATCTCTTATGGGCATTAATCTAATTACATCTATAATTAAATCATTTATAGGTAAATATCTATTTTCAATATCGCCCTTTTCTATACCACCAGATGATGAAATAACACCAGTTGCTCCAGTGTTTCCACCAGTTACGGTTTCACCACCAACGAATGGCACATTTGAATCTCCTAATGCATTATATCTCAATGTAGAAGTAGATGGAACCGATTTAACAACTGCTGTTGCACCGGACGTTCCACCTGTAACTTTTTCTCCAACTTGGAATGTACCTGTAGTAACTGCCTGAAAAACTAATCGACTATTAGTTACTTTATGTTTCATATAAAATTTTTCAACCGCATCAGAATGATACTCTTGATAAAACTGAAGAGCTTCATCTACTCTATCATCTATTTGGTCATCATCAACATTTATTTCGATTACTGGGTGCCCTAAGGACCTTAAACAATAGTCCGTAAATGTTGTTTTACTATTTGGTTTTGCCATATTAGTATTTATACCTTTTTAAAATTTAGTTTAACTTTCCAAGTTTTCTATTCTCGTTTTAAGAGCATCGTTTTCGTCTTTTAATTCTTTCATTGCTCTTACTAAGTGTGCAATTATACCTGTTGGGTCTATACCCATATCTTTTTGACCATCAGTTCCAGTGACAACATCTGGTAATACTTCTTGTACTTCTTGTGCAATAAATCCTGTTTTTTGATGTCGTAACTCGGTTGAATAATCATCAACCTTTTTCATTTTAAATGATTTTATTGGTAGATTAATGATTTTGTCCAAAGAGGTACCTGGAACTTCTTTTATATCTTCTTTTAAATCTCTATCAGAGATATTACTTCCTGCAAAGTAATAATCTCCATTACCATAAACCCTAAATAGATAATCAGAAGCCCAATGTGAAAGATGAATATAATTACTATTACTATTATTTGAATCCCATCTATATCCAAGATAACCGGTGTTTTTACTGGACATTGCTTTTCCAATAAAAAGACCATTATTTTCTCCACTACCCAAGTTGGGGCATGAAATTTCGACAGAGTGATTAAATTGTGCAGAGCTTGGATTAACTATTTCAAGGTTAGGACTGTTTGCAGTTCCGTTTTTATTTTCCAGAACTAATTTTCCATTACCACTAAATCTGCCATAAAGAGTTCCAGAATTTTTAAATTGTGCAATGCTTGTACCTGTAGAGCTTGTTTCTACTAATAAACCACTATAATTACCACTAGCACCACCGGTTTGATGTATCGTAACTAATGGACCATCATAACTTCCATCAACATGAAGCTTAGAGGAAGGACCAATGGCTCCTATTCCTACATTACCGCTAGAGTCGACTCTAATTTTCTCTGAACCATTAATCTCAAATTTAAATCCATCTGAAGCAGAATTAAAAGCTAGATAAGCAGACTCTCCTCTAATCCAGTTTGAATCATTATTACCTGCTGTGCCTTGTGAACCTAAAGCAAGTCTTACATCAGCTGCTCCTGCAAATCCTGCATATCCAGAATTTTTAACAAACATCTTAGCTGTTCCACCTGCATTCCTTACTTCAAAATCATTTCCATTTGCTACAAGTTCAACACTCCCACCATTATCAGCAAGTCCTATACCACCTAGTGAATCAGTAGAAGTAAATGTAGCAACTATATTGCTTGCACCATTGTTAAATGCTGCACTCGTTCCTGTTAGTGCACCTGTTAATGTACCACCCGCTAGAGGTAATTTAGTAGCAATACTATTTGTTAATGTGGTATTTAAAGCAGCATCATCATTTAAAGCTGCTGCAATTTCATTTAATGTATTTAGAGTGCTAGGTGCACCATCCACTAGGTTTGATATTGCTGTAGTTACATAAGCAGTTGTCGCAACGTTTGTGCTATTATCACTCGCTGATTGAGTAGTAGCTACTGTTGCGTCTAAATTACTTGGTACCTTTGTTAATGCCATATTATCCTTCCTTTATCAAATTGATGTATATTGTAGGCCTGTTAGTTCACCGGTTATTTCAACTGTTATACCACATATAACTTGATAACTACCTGAAGTATTAGTTATAGGTATTATTACTGTAGTGGCATTTGTTTTAGACATACTTCCAAAAGACATAACATTTGAAGTATAACCAAGATTAAGTATTGTTGTTCCTGACCCTTGACCACCATATCCACTTGTATTACTTGAGTTATAACCCCAACCCCAAACTTTTTCAAGGCTACCATTTGCGTTAACATTACTATAATCACCAGACATAGTTACTCTAACTTGTCCGTGAACATTACCACCAGACAAATGGAATGTTAGGTTTCTTGTTTGACCGGCTGAAAACACTACTCGTTGTACCCAAGTATATCTTCCGTGATTTGAATGCTCGCGCCACACAGCACCATATTGGTCGATACGCATTCTTTCTGTGTCAGCAGTTTGAAATTGTATTGATGCCCCAGAAGCATCAAATATTTGTTTCTCGTCTCCGTTGCCTATCTCTAAAGAGCCATTTGAAATATGACTTATTTCTGTTACAGCTAACTTTCCATTAGAAAGTAACTTCGCATAATCTGTTCCAGCTGATTTGAATAAAATTGCACCACCTGCAGTTTCAGCATCTATAAATGTATGACCACTGGCATCTACACCTATACTTCCATGATTACCACCTGTTGCACCAAAAGTAAGTTTTCTTAGTG